GTTTTCTTAAGTCAGTTTTTAAAGAGATTAACTCAGTCCCTACATGCCCTTATTCCTCAGCCAATACCTGTCAAATCCAAAAACGCCCCCATATGTCAAATAACTTGTTACACAAATATAATACAAAGATTTGTATAATCCAATATATTTATAAATATATGGAAAAAAGGCTTCTTATAGAAAATGATCTACCCGAATTGAGTGATTTTCAAAAACTACTACTTTTAAACAAAGGTAAGTTAGATTATGAAGATGTTGAGTTTATTGATGAGGATGGAGAAAATCACCCAAACATTGTTGAGGTAACCAAAGATGGTTTACTGTTTAACTTTGATGATTTAGAGCAATTTTTGAAATTTTTCTTTCCTGAAACATACGGTAAACATGCTGATGGTGGTGATGGAGAGTGGGATGCGGTAAATTACGATAGTATGTACTATGGTAACTACGACTTTGCTGATGAATGTTATAGTAGATCAAGTGATGACTGGGACGAAGGTTATGTTTTAGGTAATTTATGTGGTGAAGCCATGAGTAAATTATATGAGTTAGTAGGTTTAATCTCACCACAGTCCTTAAAATACTTTAAAGTTGATGGAGACAATATACAAATATCTACGAGTGAAGGAGAAATTACTAATTTATTAGATGGATTCTTTCCAAAAATGGAGGATGAGATGACTGAAATAGATTGTGGTGGTAGGCAATATATGTTACGTGATGAGGCATCAGATTATATTGGTGAAAAATTATGTAATGGTTTAAAACCACTTGGTATTGAGAATTGGGGAAAAAGTAGATTCACCGAGTGTTTTAAAACATATTTTATAAGTTGGGGTAGTTTAGTACAACTATACCTTTATGATGGTGAATTTGATGGGAATGTGTTGGACGTAATGTTTAACTACATTGAAAAAAACTTTAAGGATCATCCTCCGGTTTATTATGAGATTGAGTATAATGTTTGGGATCGAACCAAATATAATGATTATGCTTGTGAGCGATATGTTAAAGTTATTGATTATTTTCTTGAGGAGGCTCAAGAGACATACCACCCCGATTATATAAAAGAAATGGAAAGGTTAAATAAATTAGATTTATTTAAGCGTAAAAAAATTCCTGGTAATAACAGGAATTATATTCAGGTTATTAATTTGGATCCTGTAACGATGAAAGTTAAATATATTGTTTATAATGACATTGGTTACGATCGAAAACAAGGTTTAACTACCGTTGATGACGTAATTGCCATGGCAACTCAACCCGGTTTATTTAATCAAATGGATTTTAGGGTTGACCCGAAATAATTAACCGTAACGTTCTCTAAGGATCTCATATAATTTGAGTCCGTCATCATCACCAATATAAAATTCATTCCCATCATAAGGATCTGCGATGATAATACCACTTGCCATCTCAATTACATCAATTGATTCCAAATTGTGAGTAACCTCATCTTCCTCTTCTTTTGTAAAATCAAAGTCGTATTGTAATTTTGGTTTATTCGGTTCGTATTTGAACTCGTATTTCTGTAAACCAAGATCTTTCACCAAGTTCATACCTGCCATGATCGCACGTTCAACATCATACAAACACACAAACTCATTCTTGGTGTGCATGTTGTAATAACCACAAGACATATTCAAACAAGAAAGATCACTTTTTTGTTTAATCATCATGATGTCTGTGTATGGGTGAGATTGTACAAACATCTCATTACCAAATGACTTTGTAATTGACGATAAAGCGGTTTTAAAGAACTTTCCGTCAATGTCGAATAAGGTAGTCCCAAAACAACTATAAGAGATCAGGTGATCACCCGGTGCGTCGTACTGAACACAGTACGCAACATCCTTCAGGAATTCAGTATCGACCATTTTTGATCCGTGACAACCTGTTTCTTCAGATACGAAGAAAGCGACTTTTACTTTGTTTAATTTTTGGAGTAATTCTAAACAAATGAAAATACCACATTTGTCGTCACCACCAATACCAGTTGGGTTTCCGTCTTTATCGTAAGCCTTTAAACATAAAGTTTGTTCTTGACCGAAATCCTTACCGAAAGTATAAGGACGTATAAGGTACTCTTCTTTCACATCGATAAGATCAACAAGTTCGTGTACGGTGTCGGTGTGAGAAATGAACATGGGGTAGAACTCACCCTCATCTAATTTACCTTTAACGGCATAGATGTTATTGTGTTCGTCACATGTGAGAGTAACTCCCTCCATGTCTCCGATTGTAGAGATTAAATACTCAACCATTTTACTTTCCTTATAGGTCTTAGTAGGTACAGATAAGAGTTCTTTAAATTTATTTAAATCCATTTTAATTTGTTTTATACAAAAATAGACCAATTTTTCAACAATAACAAATATTTATGTAAGAAACAAAAAAAATATGAAAAAATTTTTAATTACAGAAGAAGAAAAATCAAAAATATTAGGGATGCATTACAACGCAATGGGTAAATCATTAGTTAATGAAGTGAAAATTAATGGTGTAGAATATAAGTACCCATTTAAAGATGCTACTCAATTAGAACAATATGTTGGGATGTTCGTTTTAAACACAAACCAAGCAATAAAGGCTGTTGGTTTAAATCCGTATGAGGCTGGTGATTTCGCTGAGGGGATTAGTGCTATGAACCAAGCTCTAATTTATCAACCGGCAATTGAAGGGATTTTACCGAATCAATTATCTGCGGATAAAGTAGGACCATTAGTTAGTAGATACCCAAATCTAACAGAAAACCAAAAGCGAGCAGTTGCGAATACGTTAAAAATGCCACAATGGTCAAAATGGTACACGTCAATGTTTTTACCAAAATGGAAACAAGCGTACGCAACTGTGTTCCCTGCTCAACCAGCAACGGCTCCAACTACGACTCAAACAAAAATGTAATTTAGTTTATTATAAAATAGAAAATCCCTCAAATTGAGGGATTTTTTTTAATAAAAAACAATACGAGTCATCTCACAACTATAATCAATATCCTTTCGAATCTCAAAATAAGTTGCTTTTTTTGATAACGTATCTAAAATCCATCCTGCGGATGCGTTATCTGTATAAACCAATGTAATTACACCATTTTCATTTGCGTAAACGGTGATATCTTCTTTTAATACTTTACCATTCATACTTGCGGTTACATTATGATTTGTAAAATCAAAGATATAACTTAGGTTAACATCAACTGGTTTTGAATAACTTGTATCAACAGAGTTGATAAACACCTCTTGGTATTGGAATACCTGTAAACTTGTAATTTGAGAATACCCAACAAACGATGTTAGAGATAAGATTGTTAAAAAAATAAGAGTTTTCATTATACAGTGTTTTCAACAAAGATATAATAAAAACTCTTATTTACAAAACCTATACAGATTTTTTTCTTGTTTTTTTTGGTTTCGTTTCCTTATCCAAAACTACCACTTCATCATTATCAACTTTAAGAACGTAATCTTTATTTTCCTCAATCTCCATCATTAAGATTTTCTCAGAAATTAGATCCTCAATCTTATCTTGAATTGCTCTTTTGATAGGTCTTGCTCCGAATGTTTCATCAAACCCTACTTTTGAAATATAGTCAATCAAATCTTGATCATATGTAAAGTTGTAGTGTTTATCCAAAACTCGTTTTAATAGACGATCGATCTCAAGTTTGGTAATCACGTCAATATGTTTTTTCTCGAGTGAGTTAAAGATAACTACGTCATCAATACGGTTAAGAAATTCAGGGGCAAAGAACTTACTTAATTCTTTTTTGAGGATTTCTCGTTTTTCCTCTTCTCTTACCGCTTCACTCTTACCAGTCTTAAATCCAACACCAGCACCGAACTCTTGTAGACGTTTAACACCAATGTTAGAAGTCATAATGATCAAACAGTTCTTGAAGTTGATCTTACGACCCAATGAATCTGTAATGTGACCATCGTCCAATAGTTGGAGTAATGTTGAGAATATGTCTTTGTGTGCTTTTTCAATCTCATCAAACAATACAACAGAATAGGGTTTGTTTTTAACTTGTTCTGTTAACTGACCACCCTCATCGTGACCAACATATCCTGGAGGCGAACCGATCAAACGAGAAATAGTATGTTTCTCTTGGTATTCACTCATGTCCACACGGATCATGTTATCCTCAGCACCAAAGATCTCTTTCGCCAATTGTTTTGCCAAGTATGTTTTACCAACACCTGTTGAACCTAAGAAAATAAATGAACCAATCGGTTTGTTAGGGTCCTTAATACCCATTCTATTTCTACGAATTGCCTTTGTGATCTTTTTAACCGCTTCTTCTTGACCAATAACTTTAGAATTTAAGTTACCATCCAAATTGATGAGGTTATTTCTTTCATCAAGGTTAATGTTTGAGATTGGAATTTTAGTCATATTAGATACAACCTCATAAACCAATTCTTCAGGAATGGATCTTTTACTACTTCTTAAGTGATCCTCAAATCTTTTCTTTTCTTCCTCAAGTTTGGTTAAAATACTTCTTTCACGGTCACGTAGTTCCGCCGCTTGTTCGTAATCTTGTCTTTTAATTACGTTTATCTTTTCTAGTTTGATTTTACTAGCCTCCTCTTTCAAGTCCTCAATCACTTCAGGTAGTTTAATGTCAATTTGCATTCTTGCACCAACCTCATCTAAAATATCAAATGCCTTATCAGGAAACTCACGATCTGTAATGTAACGATCCGCCAATTCAACAAAAGTCCATAAAGTTTGATCGTCATATGTTACTTTGTGGTGGTCTTCATATTTTTCCTTACTTTGTTTAAGGATCTCAAATGTATCTTCTTTCGAAGATGGGTCAACCACAACTTTTTGGAATCTACGTTCTAACGCGCCATCCTTTTCAAAGTTTGTACGGTATTCATCTAACGTAGTTGCTCCGATACATTGAAGTTCCCCACGAGATAACGCTGGTTTAAAGATGTTTGACGCATCTAAGGATCCTGAACTATTACCTGCACCAACAATAGTATGGATTTCATCAATAAATAAAATGATGTTAGGTGTGGATTGAATCTCCTCAATAATAACCTTCATTCGTTCCTCAAACTGACCACGATATTTTGTACCGGCAACCAATGAGTTCATATCTAAAGATACGATACGTTTATCCATTAAGTTTTTGGGACATTCACCATTATGAATCATCATAGCCAAACCTTCCACGATTGCCGTTTTACCCGCACCAGGTTCACCAATAATAATGGGGTTATTTTTCTTTCTACGTGATAGAATTTGAGCGATCCTCAATATCTCTTTTTTTCTACCAATTACAGGGTCTAATTTACCCTCTTGAGCTAACTGATTTAAGTCCTTACTGAAATTATCCAATACTGGAGTTCCACCATCACTTTTCTTTTTAGCCTTTTCGTTGTTGCTTTCATCTGCAAATTCTAACATAGTTTTCCGTTTTTTTAAATACTAACAATAATTAAACAAAAAGTCCAATTTTGTAATTTTGTCAGTATGTTTATTTATTTCCTGACAAAATGTCAGTATATTCGTTATGGCACAAATTTCGTAAAAATTTTTGGAAAATAAAAATAAACTTTAAATAAAAAATAAAAAATGTTTAATTGGAGAGAATTTGATAGAATTATGGATGAAATGTTTAACACTCCTATGAGTAATAGAGGGTGGGATAAAAAAACCTATAGATCACCAGATGGGTCTATTTCATATACGTATATGACAAGAGGGATTAATAATGAACCTAAAAATGACGAACTTGAGTTGTTGAAACATAAATTAGAAGTTGCTATCGAAAAACAAGAATTTGAGGAAGCCGTAGAGTTAAGAGATAAGATCAAAAGTTTAGAAGAAAACAAAGAGAAAATTTCAGAGTTACAAACTAAATTAGATGAATGTATTAAAAAACAAGAATTTGAAAAGGCGATAGAATATCGTGATAAGATTAAGGCTCTCAAATAAGAAAGATTCACCTTCGGGTGGATTTTTTTTTGCGTTATATTTATTACTATGGAAGGATGGAAAAAATTTTCGGAATCTTTGGAGTTAACAAAAGAGTTGGAAGAAACTTATTTTAAAATAAGGGAGTTTTTTCAAAGAGAAGGGTGGACACAAAAGGATATTGAAAAACCCCCGTATTATCCAGAAGAATTAATGTTTTTACACAGAAGTATGCAACCATTGATTCGAGAAATAGACCAAACAATCAGTGATTATGGTTTTAATGTTGACGCAAACGAACTTCATTATTATATTATGGATAAACTTCGTCATATAGATGACATAACCCCATTAAGAAAACCAGATGGCAATAACTAGTGAAATAATTAGCGGTACTACAATTTTAAATGAAGTAGAATCCTCAAATATTGTAAGAACACAATATGATACAATTACAAAAAAAATGATTGCAGAATTTAAAAATGGTATGAGATATGAATATGATGGAGTACCGCATCAAAAATATACTGAATTCAGATCATCACAATCACAAGGGAATTTTTTTAACAAAAATATTTCTAAATCCCACACATATAAGAAACTGTAGTTTGTAGGTATTTATTGTTATGAATACCAAAGAAATTATTAAATCTTTTAAACCTCAAGACGAGCTTAACCCAAAAATTTGGTATCTACCAAAAGAAAAAAATATGGGCGATTCTGACGGTCAAGAAATGAAAATGAGACCTGAAGTTAGGGAAAGGTTGTTAGAGATCGCATATCAGTTTTTAGATTATCTCAAAATAGAAGTAATGGTAACCGATATTGTTTTAACGGGATCTTTATCAAATTACAGCTGGTCAAAATATTCTGATTTTGATATTCATATTATTATAAATTATAATCAATTCCCACCGGCACAACATGAGTTATATAAAGAACTCTTTATGTTGAAGAAAGCGTTATTCAATAAAAACCACGATATAAAGATATTTGGTTATGAAGTAGAACTTTATGTTGAAGGTGAGGAAGATGCCCACTTTTCAAGTGGGGTATATTCTTTACTATATGATGAGTGGCAACACAAACCTGAAAAGGAAAACACTAAGATTGACAAAGACACTGTTGAACGTAAAGCACAACAATGGATGGACATTATCGATGGAGTATTAGAGAATATTGAAGATGAAGATGTCGATGACGCAAAAGATTTACTTGAAAAGTATAATGAAAAATTAAGAAAGTTCAGAACATGTGGACTTGAGAAAAACGGAGAATACTCATCCGAAAATTTGGTATTCAAAATACTAAGAAGAAACGGTTATTTAGAAAAATTAAGAGGTGCCTCACATAAGATCCTTGAAAAAGGTTTGTCTATGAAGCAATAAATACTAAATAATAAAAATATTCTTAGATTACGATATATTTATTAAGAAAAAAATAATTCACATTAAATAATATAAATTATGGCAGGATTAAGACCTATCGGTAGTGAGAAACTTGAGGGTATGGAAAAACTTAGACGTATAATGGAAATTGCGCGTTATAATGAAAACATCCCACAATCAGTTAATGAAACTAAATCTACTGAATATAAAATTTCTTTAGCAGACGGAAACTCTTACGAAATCGTAAAAGAAAGACAAGGATATATTATCAAACAATCAATCAATGAATCAGATATTGATTATATTGAACCTATACAGAATAGAAAGTATTACTCCTCATATTCTCAAGCGTTAAAACGATTGAACTTGATGACAAAGGAAATCAATACTCTTTACGAAAACGAAGAAGGAACGTCGCTCTTGGGTGAGCAAAAAAAAAAGTTTATACTAAAAACTAAAAAACCAAAAGCTCAAGAACCTGTTGCTGAACCAGCACCTCTACCTGAACCTGTAATGCCGGAACCCCCTGTTGCAGAATTACCACCGGCACCTGATATGGGAGCTGAAGGGGAAATGCCACCAATGCCCGATACGGGAGTTGAAGGGGAAATGCCACCAGCACCTGATATGGGAGGTGGTGAAGAAATGCCTGACATGGGTGGTGAAGAAGAAATGCCGGACTTTGGTGCAGAAGAAGAAATGGATGTTGATGTTGAAGAAAAACCAAGAGAAAAGAAAGTTTCAGACATCAAAAGAATCCAAATACTTGTAGGAAAATTATCACAAAAAATTAGATCATACGAAGAGGAAAAAGAACTTTCCGCTCAAAACGTAAAATATATCATTAATTCTATTTTATCTGCCATCGACGTTGACGTTTTAGATGAAGATGACATCGAAGAAATTATTTCCAAATTAGAAGGTGGTGATGAAGATGAGGATGGTGAAGGAATGGAAGATATGGAAATTGAGGACGAGGAAGAAGTTGTTGATACCGATGTTGCTCCTGAACCACCAACTGAGCCTGAAATGGGTGAAGGTTATGATAGTATCGGAGACGCATTCCAAGATTATATGGGAGCGGCTTATTCTAACGTGGCAATGAGAAATATGCAAGGTGAAAAAACCGAAGAAGTTTACGAAGCGGATCTTGTTGACGATTACCATAAAGATAGAAGAAAAGGTAGAAAACATTTTCAATATCCCGATGTAGACACTTTTTCACACGGTACATTTAACGAATCTTCAGTTGATAAAGTTTTATCTAAATATTTTACTCTGAATGAGTCAGATAAGAAAGAATTGAAGTTGAACCAAGAAAGAAAAACAAGTTTAGTTTACAAACAAAACAAAGAAAACGTTATTAAGTTGGCTGAATCTGCGGATCAGTTAGATATTGCGTTAGAATACATATCAAAAAACCCAAGAGTTAAATTGATGGGTAGATCTAATAAAGGAAACTTAATCTTTAAAGAAGGAATTAACGAAGTTAAAATCACAAAACAAGGGGATATCATATGAATCGATTGATTTATATAAACGGAATGGGACCAAACTTTAGAGGCGATAACATATATGAGTTTATCTTCTCCGACACTTTGGAAGTGTTTGGTGAGAATTGGGAATCAAAACCGGCAAATGGTTATCCGTTACCTCCTGATATGGAATATATCAAAAAAGTGGGAACTTTAGTTAATGAAGATATTGTATTTGAATTAGTACAAGATTCGGATGTATTTTCTGTTATCGACTCTATGGATAATGTAATCGCTTTAGGTTGGGAAAAGGAAACTAATGATATTGATTTTTCTTTAACCAAAAGACTAGTATTTCATTTTGGGGATACAGAAGAAGAGGTTAAAAATAAACTATATGAAAGAGATATAGTATTACAATTTGAAAAAGAAGTTGTTTATGAAAAATAATAAAAGTGTTAGTTACTTAATTGAAAATGGTTTATCCGCTAAGACGGTTGCAAACTTAAGTGAAACTCAAATTAAACTTCTTGTTGAGAAATTTAAAAAAGAAAACAAAGAACAAACTGAAGTTAAAACTACAGTTTACGACACAACAGATCCTGAACAAAAGAAAAAATTAAATCAGGCATTACAAGACCCAACAAAAATGCAAGGTCAAAGCATTCAAGTTAAAGAAACTGAAATGACTGAAGATGTTGACGTTGATAAAAATGACGCGGGCGCTGGTGAATATTCACAAGATCCACATCAAGTACAAGCACCTGATGGTATGGACGATGATGGTGATGCAACCATAGATAAAGAGGAAGATATTGCAACTGAAGGTGTAATCAAAGAAAAGTTCGAATCCAAAGCACAACAAGGTCTGTTTTGGGCACGTTGTGAAAAGTGTTCTAGTAAAAATTGTAAATGGTGTAAAATGGCACGTGAGTTTTCTGACTCAACATCCAAAAAACAATACGAAAAAATGCCGGAGAAAAAACATCCCGAAAAAACAGTAAAGATTGAGAAGAACACAAACGAAGGTTTAGAAAAATTTTTAGAAAAAAAAATCATCGAAATAGTTGAGTCAAGTATTAGTCCAAAAATGAAAAAAAAGGATCTAATTAAGACAATCAAGAAAAAAACAAAAAATGATGACTCTATGATTATCCGTAGACCTAAAAAACTCACAATGTTTTCGGATGAAGCTCCAATGGAATTACCAATCGCTAAAATGTTCTCAATAGGTAAAAAGTAATCTTTACAACAAACCCCTATAATTGATATTTATTATATATGGGTTTAACTAAAGAACAAGTAATGATTGAATATGTGAGGTGTCTACAGGATACTCCATACGCATTAAGAACATACCTACAAACTTATGATAACACAGTTTCAAAGTATGTACCACTAGAATTATTTCCCGATCAAGTATCTTTATTACGGGATTATGAAGATTATGAAGAAAATATCGCATTAAAATATCGTCAGGCTGGAGTAACAACCGTGACCGCAGCGTGGATATCAAAACGATTAGTTTTTGCCAAAAAAACTCAACCTGAAAAAATTCTAATAATTGCCAACAAACTTGATACATCAATGGAGATGGCAAACAAGATCAGAGCTTTTGTTGATCAGTGGCCTAGTTGGGTTGGTGCTGGATTTGCGGCAGAAAAGAATTCACAAAGACACTACAAATTAAATAATGGGTCTGAGGTAAAAGCGGTGGCAACGTCAAAAGATGCCCTTCGTGGGTTTACCCCTACGATTCTTGTATTTGATGAGGCGGCGTTTATCGAAGCGGACAGTGATTTCTGGGCAGCTTGTATGGCATCCTTATCCACAGGGGGTAAGGTAATTGTGGTTTCCACACCTAACGGATATGACCCAATCTATTACGATATATACGATCAATCATTAAAAGGGATGAATAACTTTAAGATCTCTGAGATGTATTGGTATAGAGACCCAAGATA